ATAGCGGTTTGTTTTATAGCGTCAGCTTTACCTTGCTCATAAAAATGTGATACAATTTTATCAATATTTTTACCTGCATATAAAGCTTTGTGATAACCTTTAGCGTCTTTCATCATATCATTTTCGTCGAGGAACTCCCTCACAAAATTAGATATGTCGCTTTGGTAATTCTTAACATCACTTGCATTCTTTACATTATACCTATATTTTTTGTCTCCTACTTTAAAATCAAAACCTTTGAAATTTTCGTTAAAAACATTATTGGTACTTTGCTCAAATTGCTTGTACTGTTTTTTTTTTGAACCTCACTAGTGGTAGCTTGTTCTTGGTTGTACTTATTGTAAAAGTTAATAGCTTCTTGCTGCTCGGATGATAACTTAGAACCCAACTTGACTTCTTTGTAATACTCATCTTTCATACCATTAAGAAATTTCTTAGCTTTTGCAACTTCTTCTTTTAGTGTCAACTTCTTTTTTCTAATATCTCTTTCATCGTCGATATCTTCATCATATGAAAAATTATCTTCAATTAAAAAACTTATTTCGTCATTATCTAAATGACTTTTTGTTGACTTGTAATATTCTTTTAATAACGCGGTATCGTCCACGTTTGAATAGTCAGCGTTTAATCTAACGTACTCTTCTATGCTTCCGCCAGTGTCTTCCATAAACTTAACCAGGTTTTCAATATTTTCTGGTAAAGTTCTTTGCGGAGTAGCCTCTGGCTTTTCTTCAATAACAGGATCATTTGTTTTAACTGTTACAGGGGTTTCTTCAGCATCAGATACTTCTTCTAGTATGCTTTCTTCTTCGCTGCTTTCTTCTTTTTCTTCTTCGCTACTACTTTTTTCTTTGTTGTTGCTCTCGCTGATGATTTCATTTTCCCGTACATCTTGATCTGTGTTTTTAGTTTGAAATTCTTTTAATTTTCCTAGGTCTAATTTAATAGTCCCATCTTCTTTTATCTCTCTATAAGAGATCTCCTCTTTAAGGGTTTCAGTTTGTGTTGCTTCTTTAGTCTCTGCAACGTTGCCTTCAACAACCTCTTCGATTGGTTGGTTTTGTTCTGACATAATATAATATAATTAAATAGTTAAAAATTTATCACCTTGGTTCGAACTGCTCAAGACCAAAGCCACCTAAGTTATCCATTCCTGCGGATTCAAAACTTTTAGGGGGTGCATTATTTTTTCTTTGATCTATTAGTTCACTTTGCTGTGACGCTTGTATTTTTGTTCTTTCGTCTTTACGATCTTCTTTAAACTTGTCCTTTTCGTTAACTTGCTTTAACTGCATTTCTTGCAGTTGCATGTTTAAATTAAACTCGTGTTCCATCAATTCTTTCTTTATAGCTGCTTCTCTTTCCATTTTAGCTATTTCTAATTGATTTTTTATTTGCTCTAACTGAGCTTTAGATTCATTCAGAGCTTGCTGCTTTTGCATATCAGCTTGAGCTGCTGCTTGAGCAGATTGTGTATTAGATTGTGTTTGAGCTTGAATGTTTCTTTGCTGCTGCTCTTGATCTAATTGTTGTTTCTTTTTTCTACGTATTTTAAGAAGCTGATTAGCTAATTTTATATTACGCACTTCTCTAACTTCTATAGCGTCCTCTAAATATATCTGACCAGACTGTAAAGCTACTTGTATATTATTTTCAAGCTTTGCTTTTTCTTCTTCATCTGGTGTTAACTCTAAAAATATACCAAAGTCATGTAAATGTAAGTTAGCCATTTCTTCTAAAGTAGATACATTAAACTTACCTAATGTTTTTATAAAAGACTCTTTAGTTGGTGAATATTCTATAACATCAGAAACACGCATTGCAATACACTCTGCCATTGTTAGGGTTATATACAAGCTTGATTGCAATAGGTGTCTTGTTGCTGTGTTAGAATTCGCTGCAGCCATTTTTTGCAAACCTACTAAAGCGTTTTTATCTGGTATTCCGCCATCTCTGGCTTCGTTTAATCCAGTTACATCACGCATCATTTGTAAGTAGTAATTATATGTACTTATAAGTGCGTTTATTTTATTGTTACCACCGTTTGAATTTAATTCAGTAATAGGTAGTCTTCCTCTATTCATATCACCGTCTTGTGTCATTGATCTACCAATAACACTACCAGTTTGGAAATACATGTTTAATGCTTCCTGAGGATTATAGTTTGTTCCGTTACCTAAATCTATTTCAGCTAAAGCGTCCGCATCTAAGTAAACACCATCAGGTACTACCCTAGATAATACTTGTTGTAATTTTAAATGTGTTAGCTGAATCATATCTGCAAAATTAGTCATACGACTAACTAAAGATTCTATTCTGCCCTCATACATTCTAGGGGCGCAGATAGCGTAACTCATTTGAGCTTTTGTAGTATCAGCTTTAGGTCTTATCATATTTTTCTTAAGTTCCCACTTAAGTATATCATTACTGCCTATAACTTTAACACCTTCGTATATTACCTCTATAGCTCTATCAACTTTTTCAAAGTCATCATTAGCCGGTGGATTAAAGGTATCATCTTTCTCAATAGCTTTACTACCCCCGGTAGCTGTTTTCTTTATTTTATGTACTTGAGTAGCATAAGTCTTATATTCAAAGTATAAAACAGATATACTGTTACTTTCATTTGATTTAGAATTATATCCGCTGTTTGTGTATGACGTATTATAGCCTTGATAAGACTCTAATTGCTCATCTGTTAATTCAGGAAATTCTTTCTTAAGCTCATTGGCATATATTTCTTTTACTTCACCTACATAATATATATCATCAAAATATGGTGAATCTGTGTTTGAATATACAAGATCAACTGGATCTACATATTCTACTTTAATCCCCTCTGCTTTGTTAAATGAGCTTTTAGCAGCACCAATACCTATAACGGTTAAATCTCTTTTTATACGCCTAGATACTAATTCATATTTATTTTTATCAAATACACTATTTATAGCCTCTTCTTCTGCAATTTCAATTGCTTGTTTATATTCAAGCTGCATATGTATTTCAAGTTCCTCTGAAGTCTCAGGTAACTTGCTTTGATCTGTTTGGTATATGTCAATACCTAATTGACTAGCAACCGCGTCGTTAAATGGCTTAGCTGCCATATCCTCGGCTATCTTAGTTACATAATCTGTTCTTTCTTGTATTGAAGCGGGATCTTGCGAATAAGCTTTTATATCATATGATCTATCAGCCATACCGTTAACAACAATATCAACAAACTTTGGTATAATAGGAACCGGTTTCCAATCTAGGTTCATGTAGGATAAATCTCCATTAATAGATAATTCATCTTTATACTTTCTAACAGACTGTTCTCCTCTAGCGTATAATCTTAAGGAGTGAAAAGATTGCCTAGATGTAGAATACCTACCTGATCCACTTCTACCGTTGTATCCGTCTTTAGAATTAAACCATTCGTGTTCTATAGCTCTACCAACTTGTGCTCCGTATTCAGCACTCATTTTTTCTATATCGCTAACCGCTTGGCTTGGAAAAGAACTTTTTATAGCTTTATTAATCATTTATTTATATTATTTGAGATCTATGCCCTTTATTATCATACCTTTTTATCCCAAGATTTATACTTTTAATTTTTCTTTCCTGCGTTGGAGCATAAAGGTTTTTGTTACAAGCCATAATAGCTAAACCTGAACTAATCGACGCATCAAATTTTGTTCTATTATTTATATCAAACTTAACCCAATCCTCTAAGGTTCTGCTAAAATACATATCTCCGTAGCCATCACCTATTCTGCCTACATACTTTTCTATATAAGACTCTATAGCCGCTGCGTGAGATTGTTTTATATCATTCGAAGAATTCGGTATACCGCCAATTTCTTTTTCTGTTGTTGAAAGCTTGTTGTAGGTTTTATCTGGTCTATTCATTGAGTAGCCTCGGTATCCTCTTCTTTTGAAATGATATAAAAGTCTAGGTTTATTATTCTCAACCAGTATTGGCATTCCATAAAACACGCAGGCCATTAATACGTCTTCAAAAAATATTTCAGCTGTTTGCGGTCTTGCTACATACTCTAAGAAAAAACTATTCGCAGGAGCCTCCTCCATTGAGTATTTAGTTAATCCGTGCAATGCACCGTTAGATCCTACTCCATCAACAGTTCCAGAAATATCATAACTATCACATCCAAATGCACCAACGTGATCATTTGCTGGATACTTTATACCATTTTTTAATCTAACTCTGTTTTGCATTTCTAGTTTAGGAACCCAACTAACTTTAAATCTACCATTTTTATTAGGCATAAATTCAACAGTAGAATCTTTAATACCATCTTTCCACTGGAAGCTACCAACAGTTACTAAACCATTTCTTTGCGCATCTTCATTGTAATCTATTTGCTCGTATAGCTTTGTTAAATTAAATAAAGATTGTTTTGTTTCATCTCTAAACGCGTGATTCTCTGTTCTTGGAAACTGACGATAATATTCATTTAAACCGTCTTGATCATTTTTTAATCCCTCAACTTCATTTTCCCAATATTCTATTACACCCGTGTCAATTAAATCGCCTTGAGGCCCTTCAATTGATTTTCCCGACGTTTCAAATACAGGAAATCCATAAGAATCAATGTATCCTTCGTAGTTCCATTCCATAGGTATAAACAAAGAATATAGTCCTGAACGAGTTTGTCCATTTGCGTTTCTGTTTGTAACGTCTGAATCATAGTATAATTTTTTAAAATTATCTCCTCCTTTGTCTAAAGCGTTTGAGGTACTACCCATCATACACTTACCTATTATCTTAGAACCTAATCGTAAACAAGTTTTTGTAACTCTCCAGTTGTTTAATATATTTGTTGGTTTTTCCCACTTTCCACTTTCATCGTGTACTAATAGTTTTAATTTTTCACCATCGTACGAGTTGTCCCCGGTGTTCTTCCAGTCGATCGTGGTGTCGAGGCCTGTGATCTCCTGTA